TATGGAAGAACTGTGATGATGAAATTGTCTGATCTCAATTCATCGAGTTTACCGTTTAATGCGCAGAAATAAACCTTGTTGGCAATAATATCAGCAGCCCGTACCAGTGTTGTGGTAGCTGAGTTACAATACTTGGTTTCTACCCCAACAAGCTGAGGAAGAATCGGAGGAAAATAGCTGTTCCAACTCATATTGAAGGTTCCAAGCTTATATTCCTGTAAGAGTGCTTCTTGAAGTTCGTACCTACCGTCTGTAGCAGTGGTGTGTTCGTCTGCAAAAATGTGAAGCGTTCCTAAATCGTCAAGAGGCAGGAGCTTACTTTTCTTAAGCTGTTCCAGTAAGCGTTTCAGTCCGATCTTATAAGCATAATCAAGATATCGCTGCTTACTCTTCTTATAGTCAAAGATGTGAGCATTCAGAGATTTCTGTTTTATGACAACAGCGAATTTATAGTACGCGTTCAGAGAACGGAAGAGCTTTCCTTTTTCCTTGTTTGTGATGTGCGTAGCTTTTAATTCATAGCCACTTTCATATTTCTTGGTGGCGTTTATTGCTTTTTCGGCGGCGATATATTTTCTGGACGCTACATCTTTTGCGTCCTTTCCAATCAAAAGCAATCCACCGAAAACAAAATAATCGTTATGTATTCTGTCAAATACGCCTGATTCATCAGAATAAACAAATAAATCCATTGACACACTTCCTTAAACGAAAAAAGCCGCCTAACGGCGGCCCTCATGACCGGCGACATTACATGTCGCTTAAACGTGAATTCGGTATCATGAGTATACAGCGCATTTCTGCCTGCAACTATATTATACACCAAAACTCCTGATTTGTCAATAGGAAATCATTGGATTTTAGAAGATTTTAAGGGAGGTGTCGGCGATGCCGAGGAAGGCACTGAAACCGTGCAAGCATCCCGGCTGTCCGAGACTGACCGAGGGCGCGTACTGCGACGAACACAAGCTCCTGCACCCTGACCGACCGTCAGCTGCCAAGCGTGGCTACGGCAGAAAGTGGCAGCGTGTCAGCAAGGCGTTCCTGCGGAAGCATCCGTTGTGCGTGAAGTGTCTGGCGCAGGGCAAGTTCGTGAGCGCAACGGTCGTTGACCATATCGTCCCGCACCGTGGTGACCATTACCTGATGTGGAGCGACACCAACTGGCAGGCGCTTTGCAAGCCCTGTCACGACAGGAAAACGGGAAGCGAGGACAGCCGACCGGAATATAAATATTAGTCTGAAATCTTGTATAATGCTTTGGATTTATTCTTTCTTACTGGTGCTAATCTAAAGTGAAGAGTGGTTCTAATCTAAAGTAATTATGTATGGGGAGGGGCTGGGGGCTGCCCGGTGGGGGTATCGAAATCTCTACGGAGCAGCGAACACAAGACCGGCGCCCCCTCTCGCGCACAAAAAGTGCAGTTCAAACGACCGATTAACCCCCTCGAATATTTTACAAGCCGAAATCCGCGTGATTCCGGCATTTTTTATAGGCAGGTGATGATATGGCAAAGGACGGTACAAACCGTGGCGGACGCAGAGTCCGTGCAGGTGACAAACCGAAGCCCCTCGCCGAGAAAATTGCCGCAGGAGAGGATGCCGACATCATCGAATTCACCCCGACCGCGCTGGAAGGTGCTGACCTTGATGATGCCGCAGACCTTGTCGGTGAGGATATGCCCTCGCCGAGTGAATACCTCTCGGCACGGCAGAAGGACGGCAAGCCCCTCGGCGCTGATGGAATCTACAAGGAAACATGGATATGGCTGAAAAATCGCGGCTGCGAAAAGCTGGTGAACAAGCGACTGATCGAAAGCTACTCGCTGGCGTTCGCTCGTTTTATCCAGTGCGAAGAAGCGCTCTCGACCTACGGTCTGCTCGGCAAGCACCCGACGACCGGCGGCGTGGTAGCATCTCCGTTCGCATCGCTCAGCCAGTCCTATCAGAAACAGGCAAATCTGCTCTGGTACGAGATTTTCGATATCGTGAAGCAGAATTGCACGACCAAGTTCGACGGCTCTCCGCAGGATGATATGATGGAGCAGCTACTCCGCAGCAGGAAGTGAGGTACACATGAAAACAACGACAGACTTTCAGCTTGTCGCCACCGACAAGCTCATCCCGTATGTAAATAACGCCCGCACTCACTCGCCGGAGCAGATAAAAAAGCTGCGCTCCTCGCTGCGTGAGTTCGGTTTCGTCAATCCGGTCATCATCGACCGGGAGTATAATGTCATCGCAGGTCACGGTCGCCTGATGGCGGCGAAGGAGGAAGGCATTACGGAAGTGCCGTGTGTCTATGTTGACCACCTGACCGATGCGCAGAAGAAAGCCTACATCCTTGCCGACAACAGAATGGCGCTGGATGCAGGCTGGGACGAGGAGCTTCTCGCCGTGGAGATGCAGGAACTTCAAGACCTCGGCTATGATCTCTCCATGACCGGCTTCGATGAAAAGGAACTGGCTGACCTGTTCTCCGACGGAACCGGCAGCGATGCGAAGGACGACGATTTTGACCTGACGGCGGCGCTGGAGAAGGCTTCCTTCGTGGAGCGCGGTGACGTGTGGACGGTCGGCAGGCATCGCCTCATGTGCGGTGACGCGACCAGCCCTGAAGATGTAAATACACTTATGGGCAATACGAAAGCAAACCTCATTCTGACCGATCCGCCCTACGGTGTATCTTTCAAGAGTGCCAGCGGTCTGACCATTCAGAACGATAGCATGAAGAACGAGGAGTTTTACACATTCCTGTTGTCAGCGTTCAAGTGTATGGCAGACCACCTCGAAAAAGGCGGTGCGGCTTATGTGTTCCATGCCGATACGGAAGGACTGAATTTCCGCAGGGCGTTCATCGACGCAGGCTTCCACCTTGCAGGCTGCTGCATCTGGGTAAAGGACAGCCTTGTGCTGGGACGCTCGGATTATCAGTGGCAGCACGAGCCTGTGCTGTACGGCTTTATGCAGAATGGCAAGCACAAGTGGTATTCCGACCGCAAGCAGACAACCATCTGGCATTTCGACAAGCCGAAGCGCAATGCGAACCACCCGACCAGCAAGCCGCTGGATCTGCTCGGTTATCCCATCGGCAACTCCACGCAGGAGAACGCCGTGGTCATCGACACCTTCGGCGGCAGCGGCTCGACGCTCATGGCGTGTGAACAGATGAACCGCATCTGCTACATGATGGAGCTTGATGAAAAATACGCCTCCGTCATTCTCCGGCGCTACGTTGAGGACACCGGTGATGCCGAAGGCGTGTATGTAATTCGTAAAGGACAGCAGATTCCGTATGCGGAACTGGTCAAAGAGGTAAGCTCCATATAATAAAGCCTATATTTGAATTCTTTATACTAATCCTAAGTGATGAAGTTCATCGTAAGCCTTAACAAGCCACCAGTTAGCATAGTTCAATTGAAAGTTTGGATTATTCAAATACTCTTTAGCTGCAAGGCATAATTCACACGGTGGTTTAAGCACATCAATCTTAAATGAATCTTTTTGGGGATTACTTACAGCTTCTATCAATTTACGCTCACAGCAGGAAAAATGTCTGACTTCAATTTTGTCTTGAGGCGGTGAACTGTTCTTGCACGCCGCTTGATATTGCGTTAATAACACAGTTTTCTTGGCATGAGGAAAATAGATTTTCGGATCTATGATCTTTTCAGTTAAATTAATATTTGTTTTCGTTGTATCGAGATGTACTATTATAGCATTTTTACAATAGTTTATTAAAACACTCTCAAGTATATCAATTTTTTCCGCGTTGTCTGCAGGATTATTAACATCACTAGGGGCACCATTGACAGCCCAATAGATTTTTTGATTATATTCCATACGCGCAACACAACCTATTTTTCCAGAAGGATCTTGGGCATGGATTTTATCCCATCCTAATAAAGCCAATAGTTTTTTACTTGTATTAACGTCAGGGAAAAAAGATGGTATTTTTGCATTTGTCATGATGTTTATTCTTCCTCCTTGTTAGAAATCTCAGCCAAGTATTTATGAAACGCGTTAATTGTTTCGAATAGGTGCATAGAAAGAAAGGTTCTATAGTTTTTATTATCATTGAAATTTATGCCTAATAATCTTAGTTTTATAAGACTATCATAGTTTTGTTCAAGATCACTTTTTATAAGAAGAGCATTATTTCTATCAGCGTTATCGGAATCTCCAATTAGCAAAGCTATAAAGAGAATCTTACACTGACATTGAATAATTTGTTCAAGTATTTCTTCCTCGCTCTTACCTGATTTTTTGATATCACATTGTATGTCTTCAAGCAATTTAACGATTTTATCGCTTTTATCTGCATTTTGAATATTTAAATCAAACAATTTATTTTCAGTAATACTTTTTTTAACCACATCAGAAATATCCCGATCATCCAATGACTTTAAATCGTATATTAATCTTGTAACAGAATCGAATCGAGTGTGAAGCATTCTACAAGTATTTAATGCTGCCAAATAGCGTGTTGATATTTCATATACCTTTAAAGAATTCTCAACACTTTCGTTTTCTTTCATTGCGGCATTACATTGTAAAGTAAAGGTTTCCCACATGATTTCAATTGCTTCATCTGAATGAAGCATTTTTAGTAGAGATTCATGGTCTTCTATTGTATTCGAATTTGTTTGTTTTACTCGATCTAAATATGTTCTAAGTGTTAGTGGCATTAATACTACCTCCATTTGATAAAGATGAAAATTATAATAAATAGTACTAGTTTAAGTTTACAACATTTATGTGGATATGTCAATATCCGGAAACGTTGTAATATGCACAAATAGGCGCAAAACTGTCCCGCACATATTCTCCGTATTTCAGTCTTGCTATCTGTGCGATTCAGAGTTAATATGTGACTACAATCAAAACCGCAGCAAGCGGTGAAAAACAGGAGGTCACATCATGAATATCAGATTCAATATTGAAAAGAGCCAGCGCAAGGCACTGGCGCAGAAGATCGGTGAGCTGACCGGCAGCGAGGTGAAGTACCTCGGCGTTCCGAGCTGCGCCTACGAGATCGGATTCTTCACCCTGAGCAAGGATGCGGTGCTTTCCTTCGCTGACCGCATGGACACCGAGGTCATCGAGAGGGTTTTGGACGGGCTGGACAAGGCAGGCTACACTTCCGAGGACGAGCCGGAAGCCCTGACGATTTCGATGCCGAGGGACTTCTTCACGGAGCAGTCAATGAACAATTTGCTCCAGCTCATCGCCAACAAGGAAACGCTCCTGAAGCACGCCCTTGAAACAGAGAGCCTTGCGGTCAACGAGTGCGAGGAAACGGTCGAGTTCCCGTGGTTCACGATCGAGAAGGACGGCGACGGCGATGCCTACGCCAAGTTCATCACCATGCTTTGCGAGTTTGCAAAGAACCTGCAGCGTGTGGTCAACAAGCCCGATGCCAGCGACAACGAGAAGTACGCATTCCGCTGCTTCCTGCTGCGGCTCGGTATGATCGGCGCTGAGTTCAAACCCGCCCGCAAGGTTCTGCTCCGCCGCCTGACCGGAAGCTCCGCCTTCCGTCACGGCAAGCCCGAAGGAGGTGCTGACGATGCGGTTTCCGAATGAAGCTGAACTGAAAGCCCTGCGGGAGCGTTATCCCGCAGGCACACGCATCCGCCTGATTCGCATGGCGGACGACATCGCGCCCGTGCCGCCCGGTACGACCGGTTCGGTTGCTATCATTGACGACGCAGGCAACATTCATATGAAGTGGGACAACGGCAGAAGCCTTGCGCTGATCGAAGGCGCAGATGAGTTCGAGGTCATCTCCGGCGGCTGATTATACAGCCTCCGGGGGCGCCGGAAAATGTGA